TATCCCCGGCGACAATACCTATTCAAATTATAAAGAAGCCCGCCTTGCGTTCTGGGAAGACACCGTCCTCCCATTGATGAACACGATCCTGAACGATTGGAACAACTGGCTGGCCGCGCCGTATGGCGTCAAAATCCGCGCCGATATTGACGACATTCCGGCGATTGCTGAAAAGCGCCAACAGCTTTGGCAGATGGCGGATTCGTCTAACGATCTAACCATCAATGAACGCCGCGCCATGAAAGGCTATGAGCCAATCCTTGGCGGCGATGTGGTCCTCGTCAACTCTTCGCAAATTCCGCTGGGCTCGCCTACCGATGCTGAACTGACGCCGAAAGATTGGGCCGCGCTTGCTTATGGGATCGAGCAGAAAGCAGAAGGCCATCAGCACAAGCCAACCGTTGAGATGGCGCGCGAGGCCGAACGTGGCCTTGCATGGCGCAAAGAGTTTCGCCGCGGCGGCACAGAAATCGGAGTGGCACGCGCGCGGGACATTTCGAACCGAGCCAACCTTTCCGATGACACGATCAAGCGGATGGTTTCTTACTTCGCCCGTCATGAAGTCGATAAGCAGGGCCAAGGCTGGTCGCCAGATGAAGAGGGTTACCCGTCTGCTGGCCGGATCGCTTGGGCATTGTGGGGCGGCGATCCCGGCAGGGCGTGGGCAAAGCGGATGGCCGCTCAGATCGACGGTGAATGATGCTTCGCTATTTGCTCGATCAGGACCGTTCGCGGGAATGGCGAAGGCAGACCGCGCTCATGCAGCGGCTTGAAAATCAATTCGTCCCTAAGTTATCCACAGAAATATATCAGGCTACCGGAGAAATGGTTGACCACTGGAAGATGACCCGCGAGGTCACGATCCCGCGCGGCTTCCAGTCTCAGATTGAAGAAGTCTATCGGCAGATGGTTGTTGCCGCCGCCACCTCGTTTGGCGTGCGCATATTCGAGCAAGCGAAGTTTCTTGGTGTGCATATGGAGCGCAAGGAAGACTTTGCACAGACGATGCTCATGGAGGCTATGAAGTATCTGGCGCGCGAAGTTATCCGCGAACGGATTGGCGGCGTTGTTATGAGTACGCGCGCAAATATCATTCGCGCTATCGCTCGCGGCTTTGTCGAAGGCCTCGGGCAAGACGAGATAGCCGATATGATTATGGAGCAAGCCCCTCAAGTATCTGAAAGCAGGGCCAAAACCATTGCGCGAACGGAAGTTCACGGCGCTGCAAATTACGGATCGTTGCAGGCTGCAAAGAAAGCTGGCGTCTCAGTGCAGAAAGAATGGATATCCGCGCAAGATTTGCGCACGCGATCAATTGAGGCTGGCGACGAGTGGGACCATCTCAACTATGACGGCACCACCGCAGGGATGGATGAAGTATTTTCATTTCAATCCGCAAGCGGCCAGCGCGATTCTCTGCAATATCCGGGCGACCCCTCCGGCGCTGGTGGGAATGTAATTAATTGCAGGTGCACGATGGCCTTCACGGTCGATCTTGAGGCTTTATTGTAAAAAAAAGCCCGCAATGATAGGTTCATGAAATGTCGAAGCTGGATAAAGCCATGGAACACCAGTCAGTCGCCCTCGAATTGAAGCGCGAACCGGACAACGATGGCGTATTCGAGGGTTACGCATCCGTCTTTGGAATCGTCGATCAGGGCATGGACATTGTAGAGCGCGGGGCGTTCGCCAAGTCGCTCGGCAAGCGCAAAGTCAAAATGCTCTGGCAGCACGATATGGGCCAGCCAATCGGCGTCTGGGATCAGATCAATGAGGACGAGCGCGGGCTTTTCGTGCGTGGCCGTCTGCTGAAGGAAGTCGATAAAGGCCGCGAGGCTATGGCGTTGCTGCGCGCCGGCGCAATTGACAGCATGAGCATCGGCTACCGCACGATCGAAGCCATGCCGGAAGCTGAAGGCCGCGTGCGTAAATTGACCGAGGTTGATCTTTTCGAGATCAGCCTTGTGACGTTTCCGATGTTGCCAGACGCTAAGATTACGGCGGTTAAATCCATCAAGACTATTCGTGAATTTGAGAAAGCTTTGCGGGACGCTGGCTTTTCTCAGAACGAAGCTAAGGCCATCGCGGCTGAAGGCTTCAAAGGGCTTGCCGCTCATCGGGACGATGTAAAGGCCGAGCCGGACACCGAGAGCCTCGCGGCTCTTATTTCCGAAATCGGGTTATTTAAGGATCAACTCAATGTCCGATGACATCAAGCAGGCCGTCGAGGCCGTTAAAGCAGTCAATTCCGCATTTGAAGAATTCAAGCGCGCCAACGATCAACGTCTCGCTGAGATTGAAAACAAGGGCGCCGCCGATCCTCTGCTTGAGGAGAAGATCGCTCGCATTGAGGCCGATCTCACCAAGGCGCAGGCCATCGCGGACGAGGCGGCTCTTGCTTCTAAGCGCCATTCGCGCGTTGTGACTGACGAGAAGGGCGACCGCGTTGATCTGGACGCCAAGGCTTCCGACTGGGCTGGTATGCTCGCTCGCCGTCGTGGCGAAACCGTTCCGGCATTTAACGATGCTGGCATGAGCGCCTACAAGGCCGCGTTTGACCGCTTCCTCCGCAAGGGCGAAGAGATCATGTCGGTGGACGAGCGCAAGGCTCTGTCTGTCGGCACCGATCCTGACGGCGGCTATGTCGTCAATCCCGATCTGTCTGGCCGGATCGTGATGAAGGTGTTTGAGTCCTCGCCCATGCGCGCTTACGCGAGCATACAGGTGATCTCCTCGGATGCCCTTGAAGGTTTGTTTGATCTCGACGAAGCAGCCTCTGGCTGGGTTGGCGAGACGGACAGCCGCGGTGACACGAACACGCCCGTGCTTGGCAAGTGGCGAATTCCCGCCCATGAGTTGTATGCCAAGCCGAAGGCCACGCAGAAGTTGCTCGACGATGCGTCGATCAACATGGAAGCATGGCTGGCTTCCAAGGTCGGTGAGAAGTTCGCTCGCGACGAATCGAACGCATTCGTGGTTGGCAACGGGTCGAACAAGCCGCGCGGCTTCCTGACCTACGCTGATGGCACGACCTTGCCCGGCACCATCGAGCAGTTCCCCACAGGCGTCTCTGGCGCCTTGGCGGCTGCTCCCGATGGCGGCGATGCTCTCATCAACGCCTTGTACGGCTTGAAGCAGCAGTATCGTGCTAACGCAACGTGGTTCATGAACCGCGCCACCACGAAGCTGGTACGCAAAGCAAAGGACGATGACGGCGCCTATATCTGGTCGCCGGGCATTCAGGCTGGACAGCCTGCCACGTTGCTCGGCTATCCGATTGCTGCGTTCGAGGACATGCCTGACCCGGCGGCAAGCTCGCTCTCCATCGCCGTTGGCGATATGCGCGAAGCGTATCAGATCGTGGATCGCCTCGGCATCCGCACTCTGCGCGACCCATACTCCGCCAAGCCCTACGTGGAATTCTACACCACCAAGCGCGTCGGCGGCGATGTCGTGAACTTTGAAGCGATCAAGCTGGTTCGCTTCAACACGTAAAAAAAGAGGGGCGGCAATAACGCCGCCCCTTTCCACTGAGACAGGTCATAGCCTGTAGATAGTCGGAGAAATAAAATGCGCGATATGCTCTCGAATAAACAAGTTGTCCTGATCGGCACCGTGACGCTTTCAGGAGTTACTCCAGGCGCAACTGCGTGGGTTGATACCCGCGAGTTTGACGCCGCCACTCTGGTGCTCGTGACGCAGACCGTGACTGATGCTGGTACGGCATCGGGCTTCACGTTCACTGCCCAGCACAGCGATCTGACGACTGCCGTCTCGGCGGCTGCTATCGTTGCGGCTGACAGCGTGGATGGCGTGATTGCTCTCACTGTCACGGCTGACGCAGATGACGACAAGGTTATCGGCGGCATCGGCTATAAGGGCTCCAAGCGTTATGTGCGCTTGAACGGCGTTGGCACGACGGGCACTGACGCTGTTGTCAAGGTGCTGGCGATCCTCAACAAGCCGCATCGCGCCGAGACGACATTTGTCGGCGCCTCGGTTGCTGCTACCTAAAAAGTCTAGGGCGGGATCAGTCCCGCCCTTTTTCTAAAGACGGAGCAAAAAAAATGAGAGCCCAGATTACCGCCCCGCATGGCTTTCGAGTCGCGCCTGAAGGGCACACTGTAATTTCGTTTAGGGCTGGTGAGATCGTAACCGGTCGATCCGCTGAAGAGGCAATCATAGCCGGAGCTGCGCGCAAGATCGACGAGATCGCAGAGACGCTAGAACATAAAGCAGAGCCGGAACGTCGCGGACGTGGAAGACCAAGAAAGGTTCTAGAATGACGCTTCGCCCGTCGATCCCGCTCTATCAGCAACGCGGCTCGGTTATCGTCACAGCTCCCGCAAGCGAGCCTGTGACGGCGAGTGAATTGCGAACGCACCTGCGCGTAGATAGCACGGAATTGCCGGACGCTGAGGCCAATGCCTTGATTGCTGAAAGCCGCCAGATGATCGAAGACGAGACCGGCCTTGCGTTCATCTCGCAGTCTTGGCGACTTTCGCTGGATCGCTGGCCGGGAGGCCAAGAGGCTTGGTGGGATGGCGTGCGTCAGATGGCGATCAGCGAACTGTACGCGCCCAATTATATGACGAGCGTTTCGCTTCCTCGCTGGCCGCTGGCTTCAATCACCACCGTGACTGTCTTTGACGAGGACAGCAATTCGCAATCTGTCACGGTGGCGGATACCTTTGACGTTGATATTTATCAAGTGCCTGGGCGCATCACGCTCAAGCGCGGATCTACTTGGCCGATTGCCTTGCGCGCGAATAACGCTATTCAGGTTGTCTATGTCTCAGGCTACGCCAATGCTGGGGCTGTTCCTGCTACTCTCAAGCGGGCCTTGAAGCAGTTGGCGGCGTTTCTTTACACCAATCGGGGCGATGCCTGCGCCCCTGCTGAAGCCGTGTCGAAGTCTGGCGCCAGAGATATCATGAACGTATATCGCCCCATGAGGGTCTAATGACATACCCGAGCAGCCTTGCTGTATCGCGCGGCAATGTGCAGGGCGTTCGCGCCTCGCATCACTTTGGACGCAATACGGCTATCGGCGCGACCTTTACGCCTGTCACGCGATCCGGCTTCTATCGCACGCCGCAAGTCTCTGGCGCGACGGCTCTGCGTATTAAAGCGGGCGGCAACGCAAACGACACTGCGAACGGATCAGGAGCGCGAGCGGTTACGTTAGTCGGGCTGAACGCAACCGGCGATCTTATCTCAGAGGTTCTTGCGACGGCTGGCGCTTCTGCCTCTGCGTCAACCGCGCAAACCTTTATCCGCCTGATGGATAGCTTCGTTTCGGCGTCCGGGACATACGCTACGCAGACTTCGCCATCTCACGTTGGAAATATCACCGTTGAGGCCGCAGGCGGGACCGCTGACTGGGCGTTAATCTCAGACGGATCATTCCCTCGCGGCGATAGCGAGATCGGGGCGTACACCGTCCCCAAAGGCCGCAGCGCATATGTGCAGGCGATACGCCTAGCATCCGACGCAGACAAAAAAGCCAACATTGTCCTGTTCAAAAGGAGCGGCATC